GTATAATATGTTAATTTCAAAAGGCGTATCAGCAGGAGAAGTAGTCACCCTTAAACTAACAAGCGGTGAAGAATTGGTAGCAAAATTAGTAGAGGAAACCCCTACATACTATAAACTATCAAAACCAGCAGTTATTGGCATGGGACAAAAAGGTCCAGGCTTAATGCCATATTTGTTCACGGTCAGCCCAGAAGCTGATATCAAACTATTAAAAACAACAGTAACAGTATGTGAACCAACTGATGAGGCATTTGCCAAGCAGTTCCTAGAATCAACAACTGGTATTAAATTAGCATAATTAAAGGAGAAGTATAATGGCAACAAACAAATACGCAGAATTCACAGCAATTGTAGAAGCAATGGAAGCAGATTTCGAAAAGTTTTACGATAAAGAAGTAGGTGCCGCTGGTACTCGTGTACGCAAACATTGCCAAGATTTGGCTAAATTATGCAAAGAAACACGTAACGATGTTACGGCAGTTAAAAATGCTCGTAAAGAAACCAAATAAGCAATAAATATTTAATACACTCTTAGGAGGTGGTATTATGAAAAAGATTTTAACAGCATTAGCATTATTAGCAGTGGTAGGAACAGCTCAAGCACACGGTGGCTATTATGGTTACCGAGGTGGTTGGGTCGCTCCGTTTGTAGTGGGTGCAGGTGTTGGCTATATAGCTACTCGTCCATATTACTATCCGCCATACTATGCTCCACAACCAGTTGTAATACAACAACCGGTATACATACAGCAACCAAATCCAAGCCCGACTGGCTACCATTATGAGTCTATCCTTGACGCTAACTGCAACTGTTATCGATCAGTCCTAGTACCAAATTAATAATGGCTTATTCAGATAAAGTACTTGATCACTACGAAAACCCTAGGAATGTTGGTCGTATGGATCCCACGGATCCAACTGTTGGCACAGGGCTCACCGGTGCTCCGGCCTGTGGTGACGTGATGAAACTACAGATTCGAGTAGAAGATGGGATTATTATAGATGCGAAATTCAAAACTTATGGTTGCGGGAGTGCGATCGCATCAAGCTCGCTTGTCACAGAATGGGTCAAGGGCAAAACGCTGGACGAGGCGGGCTCTATTAAGAACTCGGCAATTGCAGAGGAACTCGCCCTACCTCCTGTCAAAATTCACTGTTCGATACTTGCTGAAGATGCAATCAAGGCTGCAATAAATGATTACCGTAACAAGCATAGCCAATAAAAAAATCAAAGATAATCTTGCCCGTCGTGGCAAGGGTATTGGTATCCGTGTGGGCATACGAACTACAGGTTGTTCTGGACTTGCTTATGTACTAGAATATGTAGATGCCTCGTGGGATGGATCTGTTGCTTTTCCACAACAGGGATTTGGTGTTTTGATAGATCAAAAAGACCTACCCTATCTCGACGGTCTTGAAATAGACTATGTGCGTCAAGGGTTAAACGAGGGTTTTGAATTTACTAATCCCTTAGAAAAGGATCGTTGTGGTTGTGGTGAATCATTTCGAGTTTGACAAAAACCAAAATTGATTGTATAATAGCAGTATAGTTACAAATTTTGGAGATTCATTTGACGATGCACCTCGAAGGGCCGTGGCTCAGTACCACTGGCAAACGAAAAGGTCCAAAAAAATGGGCCAGTGCTGAAGCTAAACGCAAAGCTGAAAAGTTAGATGCCGAGTGGCAAGCTAAACTCAAACAGTGGGGTGTTGAAGCTGATGCAAAAAAGAAACGTCGTGCGTTGGCATCACCTGCGATGACAGGTACAGCGTTGCCAAAGACTCCCCCGGGTAGAGAAACTGCGAAAATTGAAAGTCGCGATACTGGTTGGGTCACTTGTGCCAAAGTTACAGACAAAGTTTACACTGGTACAAAAATTAAAGGCATTGGAACCATGCATAAGAGCAACGCAGTGCCGGTTTTTAGTGATGAAGAGGCCATAGATATTAGCAAAATGCGGAGATAAATATCACCGGTCGATAATAATAGTATATTACCTCAGGCTACAGGTGATATATATAATACCCAGAAAGGTTCTGGACATAGTAGTAAGGCTAATTTTATAGGAGATAGTCACAGCCGTTTTTTAATGTGGTACTAGCGATACCTCATCCAGCGTAAAGGAGAATACAATGATACGCATTATCAAAATTTTAGCAGTAGCAGTAGCATTGATAGCAGTAAACGTCCAGGCTGAAGAACAGTCTAGCGTGATGAATCAAATTAAAACTCAAGCTCAAGATACAATGGGATATGTTTATAACAAAATAACCAACCCAGTTCTTAGCAGTCAAGATATACAGTGTCTTGCTCGTAATATCTATTATGAAGCGGGTAGCGAACCTGAAGAAGGTAAAGTAGCCGTAGGGGTCGTTACTCTTAATCGTGCTAACACACCAAATTATCCTAGAACCGTTTGTGGTGTGGTTAAACAAAAAGATGTCGTCACAGTACCATCACGAGTGACCACTGTTAAAATGGTGAAGACTAACTGGATTGAACCAGCTAAACCTGTAGAAGAAGTACAGACTACCTGGGTGCAAAAAGCAGTATGTCAATTTTCATGGACCTGCATGAATGTTCCAAAAATTAAAGAAAATGACCCCCGTTGGCAGGAAAGTCAACGCATAGCCTATGAACTAGCCGAAGGTGGATACGAAGACTATCGCGAAAAATATGCCAATGCCCTGCATTTTCATGCAAAACAAGTACATCCAGGATGGAAACTCAAGCGGGTGAACACGGTGGGTGGACATATCTTTTATGAATAACTCCATGTTCCTAGCTAAATATACTATAAACAAGGAGTAGGATAATGTCCTCATCATTTCAACAAGATTTAGATCAATTACAACCAGGTTTTTACCGTGTTGTTATCACTATGACCGATAACGGTAATAGTGGTGCGTTTCCAACAACAGATCAAGGAAACAAACAAGACGGTGGTTGCACCCCAAATACTTGGGATTATTTCTCAGGTGCAAGTTTACCAAGCACCGCCGCTCTAGCACTAAGTCGTGCTCGTGGCAATTTACGTTTTAGACAAGTCGTCAATCAATTAACCGGATTAGGCGATTGCCAAATTTTAGACATTGCTATGACCGGTGAAACTGATGGTAGTACACAAGCAACTTATTGCAACTTTACAGTTAAGTATGACCGAGATGCATTCCTTCCACTGACCGGTACTAAACAAGGTACAGCAACAGTTGGTAATGATGCTGCAGGCAACGCCATGGATACTCCAGCAAAAGTTATCCGTAATGCAGTAGCCGCTGGTTTATATAATGGTACTACAGAAAGTATGCGTGTATATGATCCAGTTAATGGACAAGGAACCCAACAGGCTGTAACAGCCAATGCTGCTACATCCCAAGCGGCACTAGTGGCTTTAGTTGGAGTTACTCAAATCGCCGGAACTACTTTAGTTTAACAACCTCATTGGTTGACTAAACTAATTTAGTTACTGTATAATTAACGGATGATACTAGCTTACCTCCTACTCCTTACAGGTTTAACAATTTCAGCGGTCGCAATTTACTACTCAGTAGTAGGTTTGACCGCTATCTTCTCTGCAGCAGCTATTCCAATTATTATCATGGGTACTACATTGGAAGTAGCCAAATTAGTATGTGCTAGTTGGCTAAAGCAAAATTGGACTCGTGTACCACGCATGATGAAAGCATACATGTCAGTTGCTGTGATTGTCTTGATGTTAATTACGTCAATGGGTATCTTTGGATTCCTATCAAAGGCACACAACGATCAAACATTAGTCAGTGGTGATGTTGGCAGTAAGATTGCAATCTTTGATGAAAAGATCAAGATCCAAAAAGAAAATATTGAATCAGCACGTAAGGCACTAGTACAAATGGACGCCGCAGTTGATCAAACTATGGCCCGTAGTAATGACGAGAAAGGTGCTGACAAAGCAGCCAATCTTCGTCGTAGCCAAGCCAAAGAACGTGCTAACTTACAGGCAGATATAGCCAAAGCGCAAAAAGAAATTGTTGTGTTAAACGATCAGGCTGCTCCTATTCGTGCAGAAGTACGTAAAGTAGAAGCCGAAGTTGGACCGATTAAATATATTGCTGCCTTTATCTATGGCACAGCACCAGACGAGTCTATGTTAGAAAAAGCTGTGACTTGGATTATTATTCTCATTGTTACTGTATTTGACCCATTGGCTGTTATCATGTTGCTAGGCGCACAGATGACATTTGGTTGGAAGAAGGAAAATACTGGATTAGAAATATTTGCAGGCAATCCAGAAATCGTTACAACAGAAGATACAGGTATTGGCAAATGGTTTACACATGCTAAAGAACGTGCTAAGTTCTGGGACAAACAACCAAAATATGAACAAGATAATGGTCCATTAACAGAAGACCAGATTACTCAAATCCAAGACCTAGCGATCGATGAATTACCTACAGGCGAAGTAATTGCTAAAGATGAATTATTCCCAACTGAATTAACAGCTGATAGCGATAGTGAACTCAGTGAATTGGACAAGTGGAATAAGATGATCGAAGAAGCCGAGCGTGAAGTTGCCAAATCACAGGAAACCACTGTTGAAGAACGGTTGGCTACTGGTGAAACATTTATTAATTCTGCAGGTGAAGAAGAGCCTGCATTAGAAGCAGACTTGCCTGCGGACGAATCAAAAAAAAAGACTTACATGATCAAGGATTCAGCAGGCTCAATGATAACCAAGATCAAAGAGTAGAATATATACAAAATGGTGAACAAGCAGAAAGTTCATTGTGGTCACAAATAAACTCGCGATTAGGAATACGCCCTATAGATCAGCTATATAAAGAGTATTCAGATCACGAGTTTGACGATTTTGTTGTAAATAGTAGTACTGAACCTGAACTATACAATTTTGTTGAAGAAACAAAAAAAAATGGTCCTAGATTCAGCGATTATCCAGAAGAAAAAATAGCATACTTTGAAGAGCGTATACATGAACTTAGGAAAAATAACCTTAATAACTCCGCCGGATAAACTGTTCAATATGAACTTGAGTTATTTGTTAGTCAAACCAAATAACTATGTTAAAGAACAGTTCCAGACTATCCTTAGTCAAAGCGTAGAAGATTTAAATGTTTTCATTTTTGATAATGATGATACTGATATCGGTTGGATGTTAAGTATTGCCCAGCAAGTTGATTGTGTTATTATTGATATTGATAATTGTGATCCAATTACACAATCTTTTGTATCACTAATGCTAACTGCTCCAAACGCTCACTATATCACAAGTGATGAGCAAACTCCGTATAACCTGATAAGTAGAAATCGAATCTATGACTTAGAATGGATCGTAGAAAAGATCAAAGAACAAGAAGGCAACGACGATGATACACAAGAAGAGTAAGGGAACGGGCATTACAGTTCGCGAAGGCGAGAACATTAATGTTAGCCTTCGCCGATTTAAACGCAAGATGGAAGAAGCTGGAACTTTGGACACATTAAGAGCCAAAGAATTCTACGAAAAACCAACCACTGCCAGAAAAAGAAAGAAGGGAGCCGCCAAAGCTCGCTGGCGTAAAAAACTCAGAGATCAACAATTACCTAAAAAAATGTATTAAGATTTGGGACCTAGCCCCAACTCC